GTTGATCTCAATTGTTCAGTCTGGTGTCTTTACATTCTTTATCATATCACGTAACAAGTCCAATAAACTAACAGAATACGCGGCGTGCCCGAATGAATTATATTACTCGTTATTTACAGAAAACTGTCGTGACAATCGCGAGAACGTTTATATGATGCTCAGTTATCAGTTGTGTCATCGTGGCATTTCTCATTTGGTGAGCAACGTCTTTCTACAGCTAATTATGGGAATTCCAATCGAGCTAATGTTTGGTTCTGTGAAGATGTTTATCTTTTATAATGCAGGTGTATTGGGTGGTTCTATGTTTTGCTTCCTATTTAATCCATATACTCGTGTTCTTGGAGCTTCTGCAGGAGTCTATTCATTGTTCGGAATTCATCTTGCACATCTGATCCTAAATTGGGAAGATATAAAATATTCCTTTATAAAGCGTTGGGAAAGGATACTTGGTTTGACACTATTCCTTTCAACAGAGATCGCAACGTCTGTTCTTAGCAACACTAATACATCGCATACTGCTCATCTTGGTGGCTCTGTTGCAGGCGTTTTAGGCGGTATCATTCTTCTCGATAATTTTAAAGAATTGTATTGGGAAAAAATATTTATTTTAATCACCAAATGTGCGACTGCGTTTTTATGCGGGGCATTTTCTTTCTATTACTCATTTATGCCTTTAAATTACAATCGCTGTTAAAATTTCAAGAGAAAACGATTGAAATAATATAATTACCAATTTAATAAAAAAGAAACTATACGCCTTATTGTATAGTTTCGGGATTTTTTAATTTTTATTTGGTTTTTTTAATTTTTTATTTTTTGTTTGGTTTTTTAATTTATTTAATTGGAAGAATACAGAGCCTCCTTGTACTTCTCCTCTTCCGCAGCAAATCGCTCCTTATCTTCTTCTGCCATCTTCTCATATTTAGACTTATCGTCGAGCGACTTCCAATCCGAAGAAAGCTTCTGCACAATAGATTTGAAATCAGCTTTTTCGCCAAGAGCAGATTTTACCTCATTGCGGTGCACGTTACAATAAATCATATAAGCGTTCATAGCTTTCTTAGGAGCGTTCTTGTCCTTAAACTTCTTAATACGAATAGAGTCATCTAGAAGAAGAGCAACTATGCGTTCAGCTTCTTCAGATTTACCTAATTCTTTGCATGTATTCTCAATGAGTGAAATGGAAAGATTGCGAGTGGATTCGACAAGAGAACGAATAGCGTTGTAATGGACAATGTGCGACATAGTTAATAATTTCTTCTTAACACACGATTTACTATATATTTTTGGTAAACATTTTTAAAAAAATTATAAGGGATTTTGAGATACAAAATCGTATTATTATAATTTCAAATTAATTCCTAATGTAGGAATACGGTATTTTAAAATTCCTTATTGAGAGCAGTTATAAAATATATATAAATATAATGTAATGAATGAGTGTTATATTTATGAGAATTTGAATTTTAAAAAGGGTTTATTTGATGAATCCATTGATGTAACTTATATTATAACAATGGAAGATTCAATAGAAAGACATGAACACATAAGAAATGAGTTAATGAAACATAAGCCTACATCACAAGTCATAATAGTTTTTAATAAAGGTTATAAAAAATGTTCTAAAAGTTATCATTGTGGCCAAGTAGATATATCTTATAAAGATCTAACACACGCAGTGATGCATATTTTTGATATTTCCAAAGAAAAGGGAAACATCTTAATATTAGAAGATGATTTCATTTTTAATAATGATATAACGGACAAAGATATTGATAATGTGACTGAATTCTTAGGAAAGAAGAAACCTGATGCGTATTCTCTTGGTTCAATTCAATTTATTGTAAACCCGTTTTCAATAACTCATAGAAAATTATTAGCAAAGTTGGGAACACATGCTATGATATATTCGAAAAAAGGTAGAGATAATTTAAGAAAGAAATTCGAAAATTGTTCAAATATTTCACATGATATTGATATGCTAACTTGTTATCCAAGTCAATGTTATGGATTTCATAAAAATGTTTACGCGCAAATATTTTCAGAAACAGAGAACATGAGCAATTGGGGAAAAGAACTAAAGTATGTTCCAACCTTTTTAATTAAAGCATATATAGGTTTCGTTATTGTAATATCGTCTTTATTCGGGATTGATAAAGAAGAAAGAATCCATAAAAAATATGATAATTTAAACAAGTCTCTGCTTTTATTGAACTTAATTGTTTTCATATTTATGGTATATCTCTTTATAAAAATCATTAAAAGACTGAAAGATAGTAAATCTTTCAGTTAAATTTGATATTTCTTCAAAATTCCTTATTGAGAGCAGTTATAATTTTTCGTAAAAAAAATATATATGTATATTATATAACTATGTCTAAACGTTCTTTCACACTAACTCATATTAAGGGTGACAAAACGAAAATAACCGAGAACAGATTCGTATCTTCGACGCCCGCTTCTGCGGCTAAAAAGGCCTTTACTCGTATCTGCCGCGATAAGAAGATCTCCGGTGTTTGCTCTTACCAAATTTCCATAAAGGAGACCACGCGTGGCTCGAACGAAAAAGTCTTCAAATACGACTTAAAGCGTGAAAAACTTAAGAAGCCTCTTATAGTTCAGCGTGGTGACGTGAAAATCAAGATCGAATTCGAAACCAAAATCAAATCTGTTAAAAATTAAAAATCATATAAACATAAGACACATTCAATATTTAAAACAAGATGGAAAATGATAATGAAATTCAAGAAACATTTTCTAAATGGCAACCAATTATAAGAACAGACGCAAAGGAGCATCCTTGTTCCTTATATGAATCTTCTATTATGAAATCTATTAAAATTGATATTCCGAATAAATTACATATTAGTCATACATCCGAAAATACAAACGATTACATTTCAAGTGCTCAGATAGAAGCGATTTCAATGTGCATCAATTGTTTTGATGACCCTCTATCTATAAGCAACGATTCGCGTGGATTTTTTTTAGGAGACAGCACCGGTGTTGGCAAGACCAGAACTCTGTCTGGAATCGTCAGTGAATTATTCATCAAAAATCCTGAAAATTTCAACGTGATTTGGGTGACTCAAAATAAGGTGTTGATCGATAACGCAAAACAAGAATTTGAAGTTATTAAAGCACTAGGTAATGAATTTCCGAATGTCGTTGATAGACTTACAATGGAAACAAACGGTATATTTCTAACAACATACAATAATTTAGAGAAAATATATGAAGACCTTAAAAATTGGATTAATACTCCTAATTCTCTTATTGTTTTTGACGAAGCACATCATCTGAAAACTGCAAGTTCAAAAATGTCTCAAGCAGCTTTGAAACTACAAGAAAAAAACCAACTTCGAGTTTTGTACTCGACAGCAACCGCAGCATCAAAAGTTCGTGAAATTCACTATATGACCAAGTTAGGACTTTGGGCAGATTCGAGCCATAAAACATTTTGTAAAAATTTGGAAAGGTATGGCACGCAATCTGTTATATTTATTGCTTTACAGCTTAAATATAATAGCAAACTATGTTCAAGAAACTTAGGTTTCGAACACGTTAAGATCGATGTTGATGAAACAATTCTAACACAAGAACAAATTGATTTCCATGATAAGGTTGTAGAAAGAGTAAAAGAAGAACGTAATTTCGATGGAATCAATTTCTTAAATTTTTTTAACAATTTCATTACATCTTTCAAAATTCCTACACTAATTCGTTTAATTGAGGAGTCATTGCGAATTGGTGAAAGTGTTATTGTTGGAGTTAATTTTACCGGCGAAGCCTCAATTAAGAAAGGATACTTATCTGTATGCGAAGAAATTCTAAAAAGAAATGACGTTAACATAAGTGGATTACAATTCGATATTAATCCAATCGACTACATTATTAAATATTTTGGATATGAAAATGTTGCAGAAATTTCAGGTAGAAAACATCACTACTCTCTTGAAAATGGAGAGATAGTTAAACATAAGAATATAACCGTTAAAAAAGACATTGATAATTTTCAAAAAGACATTAAAAAAATTGCGATTATTACAAAAGCAGGCTCAGCTGGTATCAGTCTTAATGGTAATCGTAAGCGGCATCATATTATACTTGAACTTCCAAGAAGTGGTGATGTTCTTACTCAGCAATTTGGGCGTGCGTATAGAGCGAACAATAATGTTGTGCCTCATTATACGATTCTCAAAACCAATCTTCCAAGTGAGGCTCGCTTTATTAATTCGATTCAAAAGAAACTCGAAAATTTAGGGGCGATTTCAAAAGGAGATAAGAATACAGGTGTATTGTCCAATACTCGTCTTACCGATACTACAATCACAAGCACTGCGTTTAGACATTTCAAACTTGACTTTTCAATTCAACAGGCACTTAATTGGATGGACACATATAATAGCACTGTTTCAGACGATTATAATTTACATAATTTGATTGAAGGTTTTGATAAACTTGATCATTATTTGAAAAATTATGCTATGACTTTTTTTAGTGATTTGTTGACAAATATGAATTGGTATGTGTTTTATGCTGAAAGATCCAATAATATTCCGGTAATGAGAGAACGGGTTGAAGAAACATTACGTAGATATACAAATTGGAATTCCTCACAGTGGCGTTATACTTGGTCTTCCTTTTCTCGTCGTTTTGATAATCGTAATAATAATCACCCTCGCCAGAAAATTGTTATAATATATCGTGCGATATTTAAGGGAATTTACAAATATCTTCCTATGTTTCGTGAAAAATTAGATAAAAATCCAGAAAACTGGAATGTCGTTTCACATAAAAAATTTACAACAAAAGTAAAGAATATAGCAACAACACTTGCTCTGTGCTCTATTCGCCCAGAATGTTCTAAAACATTGGGTTCATTACCCGTAGATTTGTATGGTGAGGTAATTGATTATCTTGTCCCTCATAATGAACTACTTAAAAAAACTACACATCAATTGGTAACAGAACTTAAATATAAACATCTTATTCTTTATAAGGGTGTTAATGAATATTTGAATTCTACCTTGGATATGACTTTTGAATATCAGAAATTGTTCAATAACATATTAAACAAGAATATAAATAATACAAAAGCAATTGAACGAAATTTAAACCGCATTAAAACTGTGGATGACTTCATTTTGAAAGGAAAGAAAGATTTTTACGTTGAAACACAAAAAACACATGAAGATGAAAATGAAATTGACTTTCATGTGAAAGTAAAGTCTAAACATTCTATTGATGAGTATTTGAATTTTTATGAAAATTTGAAAGATTTAGGTGATTTTGTTTCATTCGTTGTTAATCATAAAGTTTCTTCATGTAAAATATTTTTATTGGCAAAGAAAGAAAATAAATATTACCTATATGAAGCAGCCAATTTCAAACCTTTTCGAACTTTCCTCGAATATCACTGGATTTCTAAAGAAGACGAATACATTATTTTAAAAGAACAAGATGTAAACTGGGTTAAAATCACACGTGACACATATGAGCATAATATGAAATTTACTAAGATCTCGTATCATCTCAAGTTTACTGTGAATAACGCGATTAGACTGTGGGGGAAATCATTACAGGTTGTTTTGAAGATTAATTCGAATAATAGTAATGATATGATCGGACTTCTATTAAAGAATTCAAGAGAATTTCATTGAAAAAACAAAAAAATCTAAATCCCATAAATCTAGACCGACAATAAATTGTCTCTTTCGCTTTTTAAATGCCGACACATCTTCGAGAATTCATTTTTTCAGGCATCTCTCATCATTTTTCGCAACGGACAGCGGTCTCACAAATGTGCGACAATCTATATATACGTTTGGGGGGGTCATTTTCAAACATTTTTTACTTTTTTTTGAAAAACTTTTGAAATAACAATCAAAATTAATATATGCTATATTTTAATAATGTCAAAAATCGAACGCAAATCAAAAACAATAATGTTTCTCCTTATAATTGCGGTGATGTTTGCGTTCACACTTAGTTCTATTGATATTAAAAGCGATACTAAAAATAATAGAGAATGTGCGAATATTATAAATAAACCCAAAATAAATTTATCAAGTGAACGAAAGAACGTTTATTTGGATCTCGAGATACAAGACACTGCAGTTGGAAAAGAGAATCAGCGTGTTATAATCGAGTTATTTGATGATATAGTTCCAAAAACCACACGCAATTTTTATCAGTTATGTAAAGAGGGTAAATATGTTGGATGTCCTTTTCATCGCGTAATAGCAAATTTTATGGTGCAATCTGGAGATTTCATAAATTTTGATGGAAGCTCTGGTAAATCAATTTATGGGGAAACGTTCGAAGATGAAAATTTTTTAATTAAACATACAAACGAAGGTTATGTATCAATGGCTAATAGTGGTTCTAATACAAACAATTCCCAATTTTTTATCACATTGTCACCACAACCACATTTAAATGGAAAGCACGTTGTGTTTGGTAGAATTGTGCAGGGTATGTCTTTTATCCATAAAATAGGTAATCAGGCAACTGATATGTCTGATAGACCTATTCAAGATACGATCATTAAAAATTGCGGTATTATTAATTGAAATATTTATTTCTTAAATGTGACATTTCTAAATCAGACACACGGTTTTTTTGTAAATAACTGAAATAATTAGTGTTTTTAATCATATTGTCATGAAAATTAATAGAATACATACCACATTCATTAGCACCATACTGGTGTTTTACCTTATTAACGTAAATTTTTAAATTGATGTCAAGTTTTGATGCTTGTTTTTTGAGTTTTGAGAGGTATTTACGCAATTCATCTGGTAGACCATTTCCACACGAATCAAAAAAATATATTTTATTTTTTTTCAAATCCATATAAAGGCTAATCCAATGGATTCCCTCGCCTTCGTAGGTATCAGTATTTAAAACCGCAACAATTTTTGTATAATTTTTTTTAAGTTTTTTAAATGAAAAATTACAAAGGCCCGCAAACTCACATTTTCCTAATAAATTTTCTTTATCAAAATCAATTGTTTGCGGAAAAAAAACACGTAAACCGTCATTGCATTTTTCGTTCTGTTTTAAAGCTTTATAGATATCATCATCAGACAACCATTCATCGACTTTGAAAAATTTTGAAGATTTCTTTTGTTTTTTTGTTTTACACTTTCGATTTTTTTTTGGAATTCTTCGTGATTTTAGCATGAAACTATTCTAATATAACAATATATTTTTTTTCATATAAAAACAAGACGCATTACAATTTTAAGATTTTAAAAAGTTTTATGATGAATCAAGATTTTTCGATAGATCACGATAATTATAGTTTCTATGCCGTCACAGTTCAGGCAAGCATTTTCAAAAACCTCATTGAGTCAATTAAGGAAATTTTACCTGATACCACATTCGAGATTTCAAAAGAAACTCTCAAAGTTCTTTCTATGGACCCAACCCATTCAGCCCTGGTACATCTTTCTCTTGAAAACACAAATTTCGAACAGTATTATTGTGAATCGACACAAATTCTGGGGATTAATATGATAAATCTATTTAAATTAATCAAAATTATTTCGACAAAGGATGTTCTGACTTTGTTTGTTCTTAAGGATGACCTAAACCATCTCGGCATTAAAATCGAAAATCCTGTAAAAAATTCAGCAACAACTTTCAAGCTAAATTTGATGGATCTCGATACCTCATTGCTAAAAATTCCACCGGCTCAATTCAAAAATATCATTTCCATGAAATCCACAGATTTCCAGAAAACTTGTCGAGATATGTTAAATATTTCTGATGAAATCGAAATCAAAACGGTTGATAATACTTTGATTCTAACAGCACGTGGTAACTTTGCAGACCAGAAAACAATTATCGGCTCTTCGAGTTCGAATGGATTTCAGTTTACTATTGATGAAGCTATCGAGGATAATGATAAAATCATTCAAGGAGTTTTCAATCTGAAATATTTGTCTTTGTTCTCTAAGTGTTCTTCCCTTTCACCAACGATCAATATCTATCTGAAAAATAACTACCCAATCATCCTCGGGTTTAGGGTGGGGTCTCTTGGCATTGTTCGTCTTTGCCTAGCACCTAAAAATAAGTAAAAATCATATAAAAATATAATATAAAGTAATTATAATGGATGATAAACTTCTCAAAAAATTAAAAAATCCCGATAAAAAGACGTGCTACAGTAAATTGCATCGTGTTATAAACAGTAATAAGGAGACTGATATAATTGTCCCAATATTAAAAAATCCTGATGAATTTATAAAGAAGCTCAAAGTATTTAATGCTCTTAATGACAACTATGCTGAAAGTGATGTAAATATTGATAAAATTATTTTGTTTATCGTTAGTTTGATGAGAGCGAACAAGCTAACTCAACTTCCCTTTTCAAGAAACTTTATCGCAAAAATCGACGAGTACTATTTGAGTTTCTTGAATTTTTCAAAACTATCTGACATTTCAAAAAAAACTTATTTAAAAAAATATGAAAAAGTTAAAAAGGAAATTTATAATGATGAAACATTATCTCTAATTGAAATATTATTTTCACCAAAAGAATTTGAACAAATTGTTAATGAATATGCTAAAAATACGAAGGGACGAGGCTCTTCAACGCTTGGCAACCACTGGGTGCAAAATACATTTTCTCCTTTTGTTGCTCTGTTTAAGCACAACCAACAGTTCGAAAGACGCAACCAAGTGATTTCAAATATATGGTATCAAATGTATAATGACATTTCTAAAAAAATTGAGACAAAATATGATGCAAATAAGCCTACCGAACGCCAGGATCTAAAAATCGACCTTAATAAAGCAAAACAAGTTCTTGACACACTAAAAGACGGTTCAGATGAAAAGCTTCTATTGAGTTTGATAACAACAATGCCACCATTGCGGAGCGATTATGGAAATATTCTCATTGTAAAAACGAAGAAAATTCCATCGAACCTAAAGGATTCTAATTATTATGATGCTCATAATAAAGAAATTATTTTGAACAAGTATAAAACAGCTCATAAGTATGGTACATTGGCTGTTAAGTTAAGTGATGAAGCTCATAAACAACTGATGCTGTCTCTTAAAATGAAACCACGTAAATTTTTATTTACAAATAAAAGAAATCAACCATTCATTGAGCAATATCCCGTTTACTATGAAAAGGAATTTAATTCTTTCGCAAATACACTATTAAGAAATGTTTTCAAAAATGAAAAAATTTCGTTAACATATTTTCGTCATATATTTATATCAGGTTCCGAGGAAAGTCTTAAAAATTTACCTAATTCCGAAAAAAGAAAGATAGCCGTTTTAATGGGTCATTCATTAATGCAACAGAGTAAATACAAGTGGATATAAACACAAAGCAAACATATCATCTGGATTTGTTCTATCATAACTATATTTGTGACTACAAACTCAATTGATCAATTATAAAAGTTTCTGACAAATTAATTTCACGGACTAGACACCACAAACGATTTACTTCTTTTTCATATTCAATATTTTCTTGAAGAAGTTTAGTCCAATCAAAACGAAAGCCGTATGTCCAGGTGTCAGTGTATGGACGTCCTCTATTTTTTGGATAAAACTCTTTATGAAGAGTCAAATTTTTACGAATTTTTCCATCTTTTTCCATCAATTTTGAAGGAATTACATAGAAATAATCTGTGCCTGCTAAATTCAACCAATAAAAATCGTTGTCATTAATACCATATTGTTGATTTTTATCTTTTCCATCAGCTTTCTCTAAAATAAACGAAAACGAATTTTCATTATTATCACAGTGATTCTTTGCCTTTTCTTGAACTTTTACAAATCCATCAATAATGAAATCAACCGCACAGAAATTGATTTCATCCATATCAAAGACTTTCGAAAAAGTTTCTTGGCGTTTACGTATATATTTGATTTCAAGCTGTTTCTCTTTAGTACATAATAATTCAATATCACTGAATGGTTTTTCAAGTTCCTGATACTTCTCGATATATTCATTAATCTTGGCAACAATATCTTCCTTTTTAACATAATAATCTTTATTAACACCATCATTGTATGTTAAAGATGATTTTGGAATATTTGTTGAATAAGGAGGTATTATGAGAAAATCATCAATTTCTGGATTGGCATTATAACAAATAACAATCATATTCTCATAATAGTTAAATCTTTCATATGTGTTCTTAAATTCATTAGGACAATTGTATCGTGGCATATCAAATCGCGGTATGTCTGCTTTTGATGCTTTCATCTGAATAGACATCCATTTGTCTTCTTGTGTTTCTTTTTTACGACCAGCAAGGTCAACAAAATGCCCTTCACGACCAACTTCTTTTAATTCAAGATTTGAATCATTTGTAATTTCTATTAGTCTTTTAATAGATTTTGCTTCTGTACTGAAATTTGACGTTTCAGGATTAGCCTGACGTTCTTTTGCCCTCTCACCTTTATTTTTTTGACGTTCGCTTGCGGATACAGTAGGATTTTTTGCGTAAGCAAACACCATCATTTTTTCATAATTTTCACCGAATTTGAAATGAAAATATAAAATATCAAATCTAAATTGTTTACCATTCAGTCTAGCTTTTTCAGCCTTAATTATTGCGTTGAATTGTTCTTCTGTCTCTTCAATACAATCTTTACCATATTTATCAATGAATTTTGCGTATGTGATACCATGACCCATTTCAAAAATCTCTACCTCTTGAAATATCAACTGCGTCTTATCTTTATATGTTTTTATGTTTTTATTTTTAATCTTCTTTTTTGACTCCTGTAAGAACGTCCTCATACTTTCTTAAAGTCTTTGTGATAATCTTGATAAGGGACTTGAAAACCTTTCCCTCCTTAGACTCGCCGACGAAGGGAATGTCAATAGCCTCATTAAGTTCTTCGACTAAAGTCTGTTGGAATTCCTTTTTCTCCATGAGGTCGAGTAATAGTTTCATAAGTACCTGTCTTGATTCGTCCATTTGTATACTTACAACATATATAAAAATTCACAAAAAAATTCACACATTTTTCATAATAAGGCTAATGTCAGTGTTTTTATCTATTTTGCGAGCAAAAATACAATTCGATTTTTTCAATTTTTCAATATCTTTTTTGTCAATTTTATAAAAGGTCTTTGGATGCCAAAATTCACGCCCTTTTTGAACGTGTTCTCTGATTTTCAGTTTAATTTTTATTTTCTCTCCATTCGTTTTTGAATTGTCAAACATTTTCCATAATTTATCATAATCTTGTGCCCATTTTTTTTGTCCTTTCAAGTTCCAGTCCACATAGGTGACAGGTCGTTTCATTAAACTATTTTTTGAATTTCGTTTTAAAATTGAAAGTACATGCTCGTCTCCACCCCTTATGTGATTCATAGCAAGAAATGCTGCTCGGTTGTCTAATAATGTTTTAGCATCTTTTTTACATAGAGCAAACCAGCCTGAGTGTTTGAAGAAATGCTTTTCTAAAATTCCGACTTTTTCAAAACGTAAATTATTAGGTTTTCCATCAAGATTACTATTCTTAAAGTATCTTTTGGCATCTTTATCCAAATGTGGTTTATCGTAAAATGTTTTACTCGGAAATTTGATTAATTGCTCATATGCATCTTCACCAGACATTAAAGGGACACATGAATCAGAGAGATACACAAAACGAATTGCATCTTTTGATTCCTTATATGCTGTTTCAAGTAAGATATGATACGCATTAATGAGATGTCCCCATTCAGTTCGTATATTTCTTACAACAGTACCATTTAAAAATGAAGAAGTCTTTGAGCCTTTTTCAGCAACGTGAGTGAAAACATCATATTTGTCGTCATTACCTTTCAAAAATTTATCCCAAATCTTAGGCTGCGAATGTTTGTTTTTTGTCAAAAACAATAATGCAACTTTTGGTTTCGCATTCATAATATATTATATTAAGATTATATTTTTTCTAATTCACTCTTCTTCCAGAAACTTACAAATCCATCAATTACTTTTTCAAACCCAGCTGATTTCAATATAAAGGCAATTTTTTTATAATCACAGTTTTTTGGCACATCTGCCTCATACATAACATTTTTAAGCTGTTTTTCAACAAATTCTTTATTTTCTTCAAAGAAATCACACAAACATCCCTCACAATCAGCAACTAATGTATCAAATTTTAAATCATATTTCTTTTCTATATCAGCGATTGAATATGTTTTAATAGCATCTTTCTTATTTTTTACTTCAACAGTCTTTGACGCGTATCCATTTTTTTCCAAATTTTGTAATTTATTAGAAATGATTCCTGCTAAAATTTTGAATTTCGCTTTATGTGTTTTCTTATTTGCTCTGAGAGCAGTTAAAACGGTTTTGTCAGGTTCAAGGACAACATGATTTCTCGAAATTTCAAGCTTATTGTTGATGACACTTGACACAACTCCATATCGTGCACCAAGTTCTAATACAGTATTATTGGGATTTATATAGTCATTTGCAACATACTGCTCCTCACGTTCTTCCTTAATACTAACAGGTTCACCATTTTCATTAACATAAGGAATTGAATCCAACTCCTTTAATTTAAGATGTTTGCGTTTTGGAAACTTAACATCCTTTTTTGTCCAATCTGTATTCCATATGTTTGTGACCTTATTCTTATTTTTCATTGTCTTCTTCTTTTTGTTTTTATGGTTTTTGCGAGTATGTTTCAGTTTGAATTTATTCATTTATAATATCAATATATAAAAAACATATAAAAACAAAGAACATAAGAATTACAAGCAATCATGAATTTTCTATATTTTTTTACAGCAGTATCATCCGCATTTGCTCCAAATGTGAGAAACGTCCTTTTCCTAAGTAAAAATTATGAGTTTTACCAGACATTCGAAGATGTAATTATCGAGTCTAATATCGATTCAAAAGTTGATTTTAGCGATGATTTTTCAAAGGAAACTATTGACAAAATATTACTGAATCATGAATACGATTATGTTGTTTCACATGATATTAGAATTGATGATATCGGTGTTATCGTTCAGTCTATGAATGAATGTGGAACTAATAATTTCATTTCATTGTCTTCTGAAAATATGCTGAATTTTGGTGTAAATTCTGTTGAAGGCCTATGCGACCATTTTAATATAACTTATTGCGATGTTAAATACAACGCATTGACTAAAAATGAACCATCCGAAAAAGTAGGAGTTTATTACGGTAAGTCTATGGACTTTATTCTATCATCTATAAGCGAACAGGATTTAGCAGATTTTTGTAGTGAGTGTGTCATTGATGGTAAGAACCCTTATTTAGACGAAATCATATATGTCAAAGAAGCAAAAGAAGGCGACTTGGATATGGAAATTGCCGAAAACAATGATGTTGTATCGCAATACAGCGAATGGTTTGGTTTGTTTCCAAGAGAACAGAAGTGGAAAAATGTGCGTTTCACAATATATTCTATACTTGCTGGGTATCTAATCGCAGAAGGTATTCATAATTTATTTCACCCAGATCTAATTCTCAACGACTTCTGGGGATAGAATTTTTATATATGTTTATTGTAAAATGTATAAGAAGTTTCATTTGAAAACGAAAAAGGCACACAAACAAAATGATAAAAAGAAAGGTGGTGCTAAAAAACCTTCCAAAAAATCAAAGAAAACACGTAAAAATATTAAAGGAGGGAAACCTAAAATTTCCAAAAATGATGTTACAATTTCTATTGATGAGGATCCAGTTACTAATGATGATATGATGTTTATTGAAGATAAAAAATTCAAATGGAAATGTTTTAATGGTGAGATTAACGAAGATAATGACAAAAAAGATTTTGATTGTAAAATTAAACCAAAAAAAAAGAAACTTTTTCATAGAGTAACCGGGAAGAAATATAATAGAAACGAGAATATTACCAGAAGAATAGCAGTCGGTGCGGAATATAAACCGGGTGGTATGGATTTAGTTTTACAAAACTATAAAAGTGATAATAAATTAAATGACCAATATTGGAATTGTGGGTGTAAAGGTGCTGATGAAGGTGTTGTTGATGAAGATGATGATATAGATTTAAATTGTTTTTGTGATGTACTTGATGTAAAGGAAGATGGAGATCCCACAGTCGAAAGATGGACCATTGATGATAATGATGAAGATGACGAACCATCCGACTCTGAATATGGTCCTTATGAAAGTGAAGACCGTCTTCGTGAAAAGTTAGAAAGTTCAAAAAAAGAATTAAACAGAGTAGATCGTGAATTAGATGCTTGTTATGAAACAGCACATAACAACAAAGAATGTGCGGGTTTTGAGAAGGAGTACGATTCAATAAAAGAAAGAAAAGAAGAACTTGAATTAGAACTTGAATCAACACGTGGTGGTGGTGTCAAAAATACTAAAAAATCAAAATTATCAAAACTTAAATCTCTAATTAAAGATTATGAGCGTGTAATCAAAAAATACAGTAATAAGTTAATAAAATTTAAATCTAAAGATGTTTCTAAAGATAAATCTTTGAATAAGTCTAAAAAGTTATCGAAAAAGAAATCTAAAAAATATACCAAAAAGAACACTAAAAAATGAATGTAATATAGTATTATGTGAAGAGATTATGAAAGATTTTTATAGTTCTCTATTTGAATGTAAAATAAATACTGTTCATATGTTATATTATTATAATTGCTTTTTATTATATTGAGATCTTTTGTAGTTTATTTAGGTTGTTTTTGAGCCCTTCCGTGTCGTCCTTTTGGGTTCTTTGGATTCCTTTGTCCTCCAGCGGCTGCAAATAAGAATTTTCCGTCTATTTTCCCTTTATGACTATCATAAAAATTTTTCCACTCTTCATTAGTATTTTGTTTATTAAGTATTGTCAATATATGATTTCTTATTTTATTCTGATCTGTTGTATTGTCATCTATTGTTTTTTGTGGATTTGTTTTATTTATCCATTCAATCATATTGGCACTATTCATTTGAGGTACTTTATTACCCGGGGCAGGGGGGGTAGCACCAGGAGGCTGATTATTTTTTAGTAGTGCTTGTCGTTCTTTTTCTAAAGCTGCTGCTTTTTCGGCCAATATTATTTTCTGTTTGTCGGCATCAAATTGTTTTATATTGTGAATTCTCGATATATCTTTAACACCCGCCTCTTTCAGTGTATCAGCAATTTCATTTATTTGTTTCACATCTAATTCATCATCAAGTTTCTCTTCTTCTTTGGCAATCTCTCTCAGTCTCTCTAATCTCTTTATTTCATCGTCATATTTATTCAAAAATTTGTCCATTTCTCTTTTTTTATTTACTTTAATTTTTTCGAAAGTATTTTTCATGATATCACGCTGTTTTAAGAATTTTTGAGTTTCAATTTCAAGCTGTTCTTGTTCTTGTTCTTTACGCATTTTTTCCTCTTCGGCGGGTGTTAAACCTGTAAACTGTTCCTGAACATTCACTTTCTGGCCAATAGGACTAAAATCGTTAGGCATTCTTGTCCCATGGAACATAGAAATTGGAACACCAATTTTACTTAAATTCCAATCACTCAAATCTTGTTTAAAATCTCTTGCTTCATGGAACATCATATCTACATACTTGAGATTTGTTAGTTTGCTCCCCCACTGCGCAAGGGGTTGATTGAATTTAACAGCAGATTTAAACATATTACTCATCTTTACAACATTTGATACATTCCAAGAAGAAAGTGGTTTATTATAATTTGTTTCTGCGAACATAGATGTCATATCAGTAACACTTGAAACATTCCATGTATCAATAACACGATTGAACTTTTTAGATTTAGAAAACATATACCCCATTGTTGTGACACGACCCGTATTCCACTGGTCAAGATACATATTAAATGCCTTCGCATTGTAAAACATATATTCCATATTACGAACATTTCCAACATCCCACTCATTAATATTTTGGTTAAACATTGTGGTGTCTTTAAACATCCCCCTCATATCTTGAACATTTGATACATCCCAACCGGAAATATCTTCATTAAAATCAGGAGCATTTGCGAATAAATTACTCATATTTGTCACTTGTGAAACATCCCAATCTTTGATAGGAACTGGTGGTTTATCTCCACCGAAAAATGAAAACACTTTTCTAAGAGCAGGTTTCTTAGAACCATACCAATAAGATATAAGACGAGACAATGAATAATTATCAAGATTGAAATATTCAGATTCATCATAAATTTTTACAGTTCCCTTTTTGAAAACTTTCGCCATCAATGGCAATGGTTCATCGCCCTTTAAATTTGTTTCAAGTTTCGCAGTAACAGGTATTCTCTCACCTGCTTTATTTGTAACAAATGCACCAGCCGCAGCTGCCTCCTTAAGTTCCTTATTTTCCTTTTTTATATTGGTAATTTCGTTTTCCTTTTCTTGTTCAAACATGGCTTTGTCTTTACCTTCCTCTTTTGCTTTCTTAAATGCACTTGTTTTTTCCTTCTCTAATTCAAGCAGTCTTTTATTATTTTCACTTATAACTTCTTGAGCTTCTCTTTCAGATTCTATGCTTTTTTTGCGCATATTATTGATTTCTTTCTCCTTACCTATCTCTATTCTTTCTCTTTCCATTTCTGATTTTTGTGATGCTTTTTCTGCCGCGGCTGAGGCAGCAGAAGCAGCTTTTGCTTTATCTTCTGCCTCAGCTGCTTGAACTTTAAAAGCCGCTGCAGCGGCTTCTGATGCGGCTTTTTGATCAGCAGCATTTTTTCTTTCTGATTTTAATTTTGTTTCTAATTCACCAGAACGCACCTGCGCTGCCGCCTGTTCACCAAGCGCTGTTGAAGCAATTTTTCTTGCAGAATCTAAATTCAATTCATTTATACGAGATTGTCTTTCAATATCTTGACGCCTTCTTATCTCTTTTTGTGCTAATTCTTTGACTTCATCTCTTTCTCGTTTTGCTTTTTCAGCATCATCCTTCGCCTTCTTAACTTTTTTAGAATCTGTGTAAATGGACCTAATTGTCGGCTGTAGTCCAGCAGATCCACCTGGTTGAATTAAATCACTATTAAACTGAACCCCACTTCTGGTCTGTGAAGGTTGACTGACACCACCTTTCTTTGGTATTTTTTTAACCTTCTTGGTATTTTTTTTGGTATATTTACGTTTTGATACAGGTGATTTTTTACGAGTTAAAATTTTCTTTAACATTTTTACCACCATATTTCCTTTATATAATATAAATATATAAAAAAACACAAATAAAAAAACACAATAAATTGTGTAAATGTTTTTGCGACTTAACGTCGGCTTACTCATTTTATTTTTTTATGCGATATATTAGTTATTTTCATTAAATCTACGTAGTGCTGCGTCACCAGCTTTTTTCAGATGATCTTTATCAGAATTTGTTGAAACCATAGAAGATTTACTTCTCGTCATAACACCAGTAGTAACACCACTCCATTTTTGAGCAAATTGTTTACGTTCTTCTTCTTGTCTTTTTTCTAAATTCTTACGATCTGCCTCACATTGAGTAATCTCTAATTGAATTATAATACGTGCTTTCATATTATTCTGTGTATTCGTAATATCCAAAGAATCAAGCAGTACTTTTAATTGGTCTCTATTAAGAAATTGTCTAATATCAAATAGATCATTATTCATCTCATAGTTTCCAGCAAATGTGTTCACTAACAATCCAGCATCATTCTTAATATTTGATAAATTCCATTTAGAAATATCATAATTGAAAGTTGCTGCATTATTGAATATAGAAAATATATTGTTAATATTCGACACTTCTGATACGTCCCATTCATTAGGTTCGCCATAATATTCTATAATGAAATCCTTCATTTCAGAATCACATATATAATTTACGCAAGTGTAGAGTGAGTTATTAGAGAACTTAAAGTTCATAGAAAATTCTTTACGCAATGACTTATTTTTTAAATCATTTTTTATGTAAGTTAAGTCTCTCTGAGATATAAATGGATGAATTGTACATTCAAAATCATTAATTTTCAGAGATTTTAGATTTTCTCCCTTTGGATCATCATAACGGTGTTTTAGTAAATGAAACATATCATAAACATAACCATCATCTAACATAGCAGGTATTACTACAAGTTGTCCTGAAATAGGACAGATAATATCATCATAGTTGTTACTATTGTTTCCTTTATTGAAACTGTGAACATTCGCCATAACACCTTAAAATCACACATACAAAAAATATAAGGTTTCAAGGTCTATTTTTTAATATTTTAACAATTTGATTAAAGATATTATTTATATAATAATAACTAATTCAATCCAAAATTTGATTGCTCGTCGTCGTTCTCTTTTGCTAATAAGCTCGAATACAGATGTTAAAACGGAACTTCACTTCTTGAAAAAAAAGAAAAGACACTATTCACGATCCTAAACCAGAGCCTGAACCAGAATCTTCTTCTTTTCTTTAATTACGCACTCATTGGAGCACTTATTTTGGGGGCACTTTCATAATTCTTGATTTCAAAATCATCAATTGTATAATCATCCCAATTTTCTTTATATTTAATTTCAATTGTCGGTTGAGATTTGATAGTATTTTTGTATTGTTCTTCGACAGCATCAACGTGGTCGTGATAAACATGTGCATCGCCGATAATATGATGAACAAATCCAGGCTTACGACCAGTTTTCTTACACATCATATGAAGTAATACTGAATATGAAAGCATATTAAATGGAATTCCCAAAAACATATCTCCACTACGCTGGTAAAACTGAATATTTAGCGTATCGTCCATTTCATCAACATAAAACTGACACAGAATATGACAAGGAGGCAAAGCCATTTTATCAATATCACCCACATTCCAAGCACTAAAAAGGATACGGCGAGAATTTGGGTCATTTTTAA